CAAGGGTGCCCCTACAGACTATGACTTAAAGCATTCACAAAGTAAGAAACACGGCGGTAAAGCAAAGAAACACGACATTAAGGGATGGTAAATGACAATAAAGACGAATGTCAAACTATCTATTAAACGTGGTGAGAAACTGCCTACAAGTCATGGTGCAGGTCTTACACAAAAAGGTCGTGACAAAGTCAACAGAGAAACTGGAAGTCATCTTAAAGCCCCACAAGAAAAAGGCTCACGTCATGATAGCTTTTGTGCTAGAATGAGCGGCATGGCAGGACCTATGAAAGATGAAAAAGGTAGACCCACTCGTAAAGCAGCATCTTTGAAAAGATGGCATTGTGCAACAGGTGGAAAAGCCAAGAAATATGACATCAAAGGATGGTAAATGTCTACAAGTGGTACTGTTTCTCAGACAGTCATATCAGTTCAACAGCTAATTGACCACGGAGCACGTAGAGCCGGTAAATTAGCTGAAGAGTTGACAGATGAACAAGTGGCTGCCTCTAAGGATAGTCTGTACTATGTTCTGTCACATCTAGCGAACCGCGGAATTCAATATTGGTGTATTGAAAAGCTTGTTTTAGGCATGGTGCCTGATCACTACATTTACTATCTTGATTCAGGTGTTGTAGATGTTCTAAATGCCAACTATCGGACACTTACAACCAACACAACAGGTGCTTATGCCACTACAGGTAATGCTGCTAATGCATTTGATGGTCAATATACTAATATTTGTCAATGTACAAATAATACTAGTGCTATCGGCATCAATTTAGGTACAGGAAATGGGATCTATATTGGTACAGTGGGTATTTTACCGGCTGTAACTGGTTCTGTGACTATTCAGATACAATACTCAACAAATGGCACGACGTGGACTACAGCATATAGCCCTGGAGCCGTTAATTGGGTATCAGGCACATGGCTTTATTATGATCTGGACCCATCTGCAACCACGCAGTATTGGAGAATCATTCAAACAGCCGGTATTAATATGGGAGTATATCAAGTTGTGTTCGGATCCAACTTGACAGAAATTCCGATGGCAAGAATGAACAGAGATGACTATGTCAACTTGCCAAATAAGAATTTTACAAACAACTACCCATTGCAATACTGGTTTGACAGGACAATCCCTCAGCCATCAATGTACTTGTGGCCTGCGCCTCAAATTTATAGCCCACAGATTGTAGCATGGTGTCATAGATACATCCAAGATGTTGGATCATTGCAAGGGCAATTAGAAATTCCGCAAAGATGGTATTTAGCCATTCAGAATCTACTTGCATATGAGATGTCACTTGAACTTCCTGCGGTTGACCCAACAAGAATTCAGCTCTTGAAAGCCGAGTCAAATGAGACTTGGCTACAAGCCGAGCAAGAAGAGCGAGATAAATCACCGATTTATTTTGCCCCTAACATTTCACCCTACACAAGATGAGCAGATGGCTTGACACTCGTGGCAATACAGTTCTATCTATTGCTATCTGTGATCGCTGCAAGATGAAGCGTGCTTATGATGATATAGGGAATGACAGAAATATCCCAGGGTTACGTGTTTGTAATTTTGGATGCAATGATGAGAGAGATCCTTATAGATTGCCAGCAAGGCAGCCTGAAAAGATTTCCATTAGATTTCCTAGGCCTGATGCAGATTTAACACAAGGCGGCCCAGGAATACCATATAATGGCTTGGTTAATGAATAGAGGTTGAGATGTCACAATCAGGTTATACCCCAATTCAACTTTACTACAGTACGGTATCAACGCGTATTCCTTCTGCCGGTAATTTGGCATTAGGCGAATTGGCACTTAATACTACTGATGGTGTTCTTTATTTTAAGACCACTGGTGGTACAGTCACAGCAATTGCAAATTCATCAGTTGCAACTGGTAATTTACCAGGTGGTTCTGCTGGTACCATCGTCTACCAAAGCGCCACAGGCGTAACTGCTTATTTGGCACTTGGTTCAACAAACTCTTTGTTGTATTCAAATGGAACTGGCCCTGCATACGCATCAATTGGCACCGCTGGTTCGATTGTTTATTCAACTGGAACTGCACCTACATCTTTGGCTTTAGGTGCCGCAAACACGGTTTTAATCTCTAATGGCTCTACTCCTCAGTATGTAAGTCAGTCGAGCTTGTCTGTTGGTACAGCGGCCACAGCAGGATTTGCCACAAGCGCAGGTAGTGCATCAACTGCGACTACTGCAACAAGTGCAACAAATATTGCAAACGGGACGGCAAATCAAGTTGTTTATCAATCTGGTTCAGGTGCAACATCTTTTATCACTGCTCCCACTGGGGCACAGACAGGATTCGTTTTAGGTTGGAATGGAACTACATTTGCTTGGGTGTCTGCTCCTGCGGCAACAACAACTGCAAACATTTCAGGTGGTGCTCAATATCAAATTCCATTTCAAAGCGCAACAAGCACAACAGCATTCAATGCTAATTTAACATTCAATTCAAGCACAAACACATTTACCACAACAAATGTTACTGCTACGTCTGCATTGAGTGGAAACACAGTAGCATCAACAACAACAATCACTGCTGGATCCACAATAACTGCCACTGGCGGTATAACTGGTTCAACAATTACAGCCAATAGTTCAATCTCTACTTCTGCAACGACAGGTGCGTTCAATTATGGAACATTGAGCTATTCAGATGTAAACATTTTTGCATCGCATCAGACATCTGTTAATAGTTATGCACAAAAAATAATGCAGAACACTAATAGTGGTTCTTCTGCATCTGTAGACTTTGTAGTTTCAAATGACCAAGGTACTGCAACAACATTCTATGGTGACTTTGGAATGAACTCCTCCACATATAGTGGAGTGGGTAGCTTTCAACAGCCAAATGTAGTTTATCTGTACTCAATTAGTAGTGATTTGGTGGTTGGTACTCAAGGCAATAATTATTTGCGATTGGTAACCAATAACAATTCGGCAGACACAATTACTTTAAGCCCAACAAATGCTGTTGCATTTAATGGATCTTATGGCACATCAGGCAATATTTTAGTTACACAAGGAACTGCATCAGCACCATTGTGGACAGCACCATCAACAATTACAGTTGGAACTGCAACAAACTTGGCTGGAGGTATTGCAAGTCAAATACCTTATCAGACAGCCGCAGGGACAACATCGTTTATTTCAAATGGTACAGTAGGTCAAGTATTGGTAAGTAATGGAACATCTGCTCCTACATTCCAAACATTGGCAATTGCTGATAATTCACTTCTTTGGTATTTCATGGGTTAAAGGATAAATCATGGCACAAACACCTAAATCAGTATCTGCTAATTTAACATATAGTAAAAGTACAATTTACACTGTACCTTCAGCAACAAATACAGTTGTTAAAAGCATCATTTTTGTTTCACCAGTAACAACAACTGTAGGCGTTTATTTATATAAAACAACTGGAGGTGTTACATATCCAGTTAATTATATGACTGCGCCTTTTACTCAAGGTTCAGGGGGATCACCTAGTTATGGAATCAATTTACTCCCAGCACCAATTACATTAAACACGGGTGATTCTTTATCGGCAAATACTAATTTTGAAGTTATGCCTATGCTTGACGTTATTCAAAACTTAACTTGGAACACTAATTCAATTGGTTGGAAAGTTAACAAATATTCAAATGGAATTTGGTTGTGTGTTGGAAATTCAAGTTCTTCATCTTATGAAGGATCAAATATAATTTTGGTTACAAGCACAGATGGTAAAACATGGACTCAAGTATCTTTTGTAAATGATTTTTATCCGTTTGATGCAGTTTACGGTACTTCAAATACTTGGATTTTAACGGGTCAAACAACTCCTAGTGGAGGTACAGCTGGAACTTATTATTACTCAACCAATAATGGTTCTACGTGGACTTCTGCCGTAATTTCGGGTGCATTATCAAACACAGCTCAATGTTGGTATTTAAATGGGTATTATTTTATAGCCACTTCACTAGGCCAGTTATATTATTCAAGTAATGCAACAACTTGGACAGATACAGGGTTATACACATATCAACCAAATTTAACTATTTCTTCAATGTCATATTTAAATAGTAAATATGTCGTTGCAACTGTAAATGGAGGTCAGTTTACAACGACTAATTTATCTACATGGGTGTCACCTTATTTTGTTCCAACAACGGGTACTTTTAATGCTGTTTTAAATGGAGTTGTTTACCACACAAGTGCGGGGAAATTCTTTGCTTGTACAAATGATTCTTCAGGAAATGGAGCAATAACAAGTTCAACAGATGGAATTACATGGACTATTGTAAACACGGGTTATACACAAATAATTCCAGATTTAGGAAATCCAGCAACTATCCAAAATTCAGGGGGAAGTAATAATTATTTACTGGCTTGTGATGGTAATAATTCTGCTATTTATTCAACCAATGGCGGTACAAGTTGGACTCAAGCAACGCTTAACGGAAGTTTACCTACTGGTTCTGCCCCTTATTCATTAGGCAATGGTAATTTCTTTTTCTCTAATTTCGGTAATCAATTTTGGATAACACCAAATCCTTGGTCTACTCCTGGAACGTCTTATACTTTCTCAACTTCAGGTTTTTACTTCGCTGATAATACTCAAATAGCTATTGCTAGCAATGGAACAGCATTTGTAATGTGGTATTTAAATGGTGCATCACCTCAAACATGGAGCAAAATTTATAATACAACAACAGCCACTACAGGATCTTCTTATAATTTAACTCCAGGTGCTATTTCAGCATCTACCTATGGCGGTCCAGTTGCTGGCGCATATTTTAATAGCTATTATTATATTCTTTCATCAAACGGATATTTATTTAGATCATCAACAGTAACTTCAACTTTAACTCAAGTTGCGGCTAATTTATTTAATGGTGCAACAGGTTCCCGTGCTTCTATGGCAGTTATTGGTTCTAGACTTGTAATTTGGAGCACTACTACAAATTTTGGATTCAAATCATCAGCAGATGGAATAAACTGGGAATCATCGTATCCAAAATTTTGGCCCACATATACTTACAATCAATATAGTACTTTATGCCAATCAAGATTGGCATCAAGCGGATCAATTTGCGTATTTGCCGCGTCATATTCAGGTTCATTCGGGGCTATGCCAGTAGCAGTAACTACAGACGGTATTACATGGAATAATTTGCCATTTCAAACTACTGGAATGACAACAGTAAATTCAAATACAATTCAATGGGTTCTTGATGTTGATCCAGTTGGCGCAACAGGGGTTTATACTGTTACAGATGCATCAACACCATCAACATACTCATTGATTTACCCTAATAATAATATAAATAATTCTTTTACGTTTTCATATAATCAACAAGCACAAGCATTTTATACTGGTGGAAAATATCATATAAATGGTGCTCTTAGTGGTGGTATTACTTCAACATCACTATCACTGAATACTTTTTATGCTACGTCATATGGTTATGGCCTTAGTTTTATACCTTTTAATAACCCAAATGAACAATTTTTTGCTGGTACAAATTCTACACCAGTTCTTTCATCAGATGGAACCACAACAGTTTTAATTGATTTAAATTCAAATACAAATTATTACTTTGACATCTACCAAGGTACATGGGCAAATGTAGAAGGTGGATATGTAAATCTTGGCCTTATTGAAATCTCTTAAAGGATAAACATGAATCTTTCACCACAACTTATCAACCAAATAATGTCATACATTGGTACCAAGCCATACCAAGAAGTATTTCAAATCATTGAAGCTGTACAAAAAGAGCTT